GAATGACATCCTACTAAATAATTTATTCCTAATTCTTTTGTATACTTCTTTATCCTCATCCAAGCATTAGTTGAAGTTATAGGTTTATTAGTACCTACTCTTGATGGAAATAAGTATTCACCATCATATAGATTATTCCTGGATATATAATCCATTACATCCTTATGTAGTTTAGGATTTAATTCCCAATATTGTTCTTTCCTGGTTTTATTCTCTCTAATATACATAATACCTTTAATAAGATTTTCATTTACTTGTATCTTTAATAGATCATTAATCCTAAATGCTGTGTTTAATCCTAATTTAACTAGTAAATAATCTCTATCATACATCTTCTTTAAAGCCTCATTAGGCTCATTATCTCTTTTCTTCTGGAGCATTATCATTAAATTAGATGCATCTTCTTTTTTTAATGGTCTTACAGTAGATCTACCATATTTTATTGGATAATACTTAGCCACCTAATCACTTCCTTTTTCCAGCATTTTTGATGTTTCAAATAGTCTTTGTACTATTTCTTGTTTTATCATTTCATGTGTTTTAATCATAGCAATATCTTTTAGAACATTATTGTTTGCTCTCCTTATTGTTTCTTCTAATGTAAGTATTCTTTTATTTAGTCTTTCTATTTCTTTTTGTGAATTAATTACGTAATCTGATAAGTCTTCTAATAGTTCATCATTTTGATTTTCTGCAAACCTAGTTAATATTTTTTCTTCTAATTCTTTTGGATCAATAGCACATAATTTCACTCTTTATCACTATCCTCTTTTTCAATAATACATTCATATCTATTGCATACCTTAATTATTTCATTTATTTTGTCTTGCATATATTTCATGTGTTGTGTTGTTACACCCAAATTTAATGGTTTAATTCTTTTTGGTTGCTTATATTCAATTTTTTCGTTATGTCTATTTGAAATAACAAATGCTTCAAAAGTATCATCATTCCAAAAGTGTCTATCATAAAGCTCGGCAGTATCTAAATTTTCTTCACTATGATCTAATACAAATATATCTTCACAAACAGTAGTCATTGTTCCAAAATAAATTTTATTATTATATTTTCCTAAAACATATAATCTACCATATTCATCTTCTTTTGCTTGTTCTAGCATTTTCATAAATTCTTCTTTGCTCACTCTTTATCACTTCCTCTTTTACTCTTTTCTATCAATAAATCTAAATATACTTTTTGATAATGAAATAAAGGAATAATTTTATTAAATTTGTCTATAAAATCTTTATTCTTAAATTCATATGATTCTAATTCAAATTTGGAAGTAGCATCTAAATTCTGTAGTTCTTTTTCTTTTGATAACATAATCAATTACCTCTCTCTACTCATTTGCCCCAACTTATAACAAAAATAATATGCAAGCAGATGGATTATTAATTTCATTATTTATCCTCCTTAGTATTTTTATTTTTGATTTTTGCAACATATTCGTCAAATGACATTTGATCTTTTTGTATATATTTGTTAATACTTTTATCATCTTGCTTTTGTATATCCTTTAAAGCAAATTTTTCTGAATAAAAAGCCTTGTTTATTTCACTAGTTATATCTTTTATATCTTTACATTCTAATGAGTTCATGTCATTTCTAAATTGTCTTGCTGTTTCGGTAAATTTTTCTTTTGCCTTTAATTCGTCAATATTGTTATCAATTTGATCTATTTTTGATTTATAGATATTGATTTGATTTTGAATGCTACTTACCATTGAATTAAAAGCTGATATATTCCTTTTTGATCTATTTATATCTTTTTCTAGCTGTAATTTGTATTGATAACCTTCCTTAGCTTTTTTCATATCGTTGTCTTTAATATATTCTTCTATTTTTCTTTCAAGACATTTTAAGTCATATTGTGCTTCTGATAATTTTTCTTGTTCTATTTTTAATTCAGCTTTAGTATTGTTTTTATTTTCTTGAACTTTATCAAGAGTCGCTTTCATTAATTTTTTTTGTTCTTCTAATTCCTCTACAGATGATACATGAACTATTTTATTAAATAATTTTTCAAGTACTATTTTTATTTTTCTAAACATATTTCTTCTCCTTCGCATAATTATTAATATATTCCTGGATTGCTCCCATTATTGGATCTACTTCATAGTCTGGAACTTCCCTTAACTTCCATTTGATATTTCTAATACACCTTTCAGCAGATTCAAAATTATAATCATTGATTTTTTTTTCTTTTTGTAGTTGTTTTATTTTTTGATTTTGTTTTTTAGATTTTTCTTTATGATTTTCTACATCTCTTTGCATTTTTTCATATTCAGATATATATTTTTCGAGTGCTTCTTCATCACTAGATAGCTTGCATATTAATTTAGAATGCTTTTTTTCCTGCTTATCTTCATATATAAAATCATGCATTTTATATCTTATACTAGCTTTCAATTATCTTTCACTTCCTTATCTAATATTTCTTTTTTTAATTGTTCTATTGATACTCCTTTATCAACTTTTGGAAACAAGCATCGCAAATTATCGAAATAGGATAATCATCTATTTTATAGCCATATAATTCTTCATATTCTTCTAATGTCTTATTTGGCATTTATGCTTCCTTCCAACTTTTATAAATAATCCTTTAGGACTTTTCTTCTTTCTTGGGTTTAAATATAGAGGATCTAAAAAATCAAGGATAGTTGCTGCTGTCACATATGTCTTTGTTAAAATCCACCTGCTGTTCTTCTTTTTTCTTCTATATCTAATTTTTTTTAATGTGAAATAAAAAGATTTTTCAAGACCTGTTTGTAATGATTGTTTAAATAAATCCCAATCATCTTCCAAAGATTTAATATTTGCATTAATTGTTCCAGATGCTATTTCTGATGAAGTTCCATCATCATTTATTATTGATATTTTTTTAATACCTATTTGTGATTCCATCATTTATGATTTACCTCCTACCTTTAAGCAACAATATATAAATATGATAATTATTGCTAAAACAATTAATAATAAATATTTCATAAATCTAATTCCTCTACTTCATATCCTTTTAATTTCCAATATATTTTAAATATTTTAGCAACTATTTTAAATCTATATTCTCTAACCATTCTTAGACTTAGAAATTTAGGATCACAATCTTTTCTAATTATTAGTTTCATTAGATTCCCCTTTTATTCTTTCTAATTGTCTGTCTATTTTATATGACATAATTTCATTAATTGTTTCTGTTTTAATATTGTAATGTAATTGAATTTGTTTTAGCATTACCATTACATCTGCTATTTCTTCAATTACGTGTTCTCTACGATAATCTTTTAATTTCGGTAAATTTATATTATCAACGAAAATGTTATAAAAATTTCTATAAATATTATTTACAAAATCTCCAATAGATTCTTTTTCGTAATTTAATACTGCTTCATTCAATTCAAATATTTCAGTTTGAAAATGCTTCAATTGTTTTTTGATGCCATAATGATTAATTATTTTCCTTAGCTTTTGATTCTTTTTCATATACTTTATTTTTCGCCTCCAACACAATATTTTTTTCTTCTAATTCAAGATAATTTTTATATAAAGAACTATTTTCGGCATTACATTTATTAATTTGATTACCTTGAATATTTACAAATTCACTTAGTTCTTTTACTTGATTATTTAAATTATTTATTTCTAATAACAATCCTGTAAAAATCATTATTAAAGATATACATAATAATATATATCCTGTTTTAACACATAATATTTTCTTCATAATAACTTCTTCTCCTATTCTATTGCTCCTATTTTATAAAGCGTAATTATTGTATCATCCAATTGACCATCTAATCTGGTAAGATGAACTATTCTAGTATTTGGATCAATCGCATAAAAATTTTTATCATCTTCATCATTACACAAATAAATTTTTTTAACATAAAAGCCATCTTCTTCTCTTATCTTAAAGTCTATATTTAATAAGAGACTCATATCAAAGTCTTTTTTTATATAGATTAATTTTGGAGTCAATGAAATTAATTCTTTTTTGTTATCTTTTATTATTTCAATCTTACCTGGATAATATATAGTGGAATCATATCGACCTACAATAACTTTTTCCTCTGAAAAAAGATCTTCACAGTATATTTGGTTTGACTTTAAGTAGTAATGATGTCTTGTTTTTGATAATTTTTTTATATCAACAATATCTATATTTTCTTCTTTTTTATTTCTCATATTTCCTCCTTACTTTTCTGGCATTTCATAATAGATAATATTTGAATTTAATGGTTTTATTTCAATTGGTGGAGCTTCTAAAATAAAATCCCCTAAGTATTCTTTTGTTAAATGCCTCTTTATTCTCTGCATATCTTCATCTTTTAATAAAGCATTACATTTAACAAGATATTGGCATTTTATTTTACTGTTTATTTCATCAAGTATTTCTAATGCTCTTGCTTCGGAAAAATAAGTACCTGCTATTTCACCATCAACAAATATGCTATATGCATCTTTTTTATCTGATTTTTTTTGATCAATATCTATAATTATTACACCTGGTCTGTTTTTTGATATACAAATACTTTTGTTATATTTTATTAAGGACATCTTATTCTGACTTCTTATCAATAATTCCATATTCTATCTCCTAATAAGTAACAGTTTGACTGACTGCTTATTTTTTCGTTGAAATATATATGGTCTACCAATTCTTATTTCTTCTAAAGATAATCTAAAACATCTTTTTAGAACATCTTGTAAAGATGCTAAACTATAAAATATTGCTTTATTGTCATTAATTTTTAATATATACATAACCTTCTCCTTCTAATAATTCTCATATAATTTACATAGTTTTTCGTGATTATTATAAAATTCTGTAGCTGGTTTATCGTAGCAACTATCATATATTTTTAGATCAATACATACTTTTATAAAATAAATAAATGATGCATATGCTGCAATTAAAACAACTATTAGTAATATATCGAGAGTATTCGTTTTATTCATAATAACCACTTCCTAAAATTTTCTTTTAAAAATTGTTACTAAAATATAAAAACACAATACTTTCTTATATCTTTGAATTTTCATTATTGTAAAATCTGGTCCTAATCCAATGTTAGTTAATTTTTTAGTATAATTTATTTCATAATTTTGAGGTTTATTTACATAATTTGTTCTTCCAGAAGCATATGTAACTATATCACCTCGTCTTAAATCACTTAATTCCATATTTCCTCCTATCTTTTCTGTGTTCCCATACAAATGGTTTAAACACCTTATTTAAATAATCTTCTTCCCACATTATGTTATACATGGGATTTTGTACTTTTTTATTACAGTAGTCCATAACTGTTTGATGTGAAACAAATAAATCTTTTGCTGCTGTTCTTCCAGATCTCCACTGTCTTACTATTTCGCCATTTTTAACCTCGACTACTCGTTTAGATTTTGATAAATGACCTACTCTTTTGTTTAGTTCTTGTCTTGAAATTATTTCTAAATTTCGATAAAAATTATCATTTTCTAATTTGTTTTTGTGATAAACACAATCATCTTTTTCTAATTTTTGTATAAAATAATTAGCAACTAATCTAGCGACAGTTAATTCTTTTTTTCCTATCTTAACAATGAATTTATTGTCTTTTCTAAATGGTTTTAAATAACGATAACCTTTGGCAATCTTTTTCCTAATTCTTCCAAAATTAGAAACTTGATACCTGGAATCATAATCAATATTTTTCCAAACTTCATTTCCAATAATCATTTTTTTCTATACATTATCCAGAAACAGAAACAAACTGTTCCACATATAATAATTGTTTTTAATAATTCTACATTCATATAGACCTCCTAATCCTTTAAGAACGAAAACAAATCATCAGAATCATCATCTTTTTGTTGCGATGGTTTTGGTTTTTGTCTGAAATATCCTTCTGAAAAAACTTTGCCTTGAATTATATCTAACAATCTATCTATTTTCATAATGTCATAATTTGTATTATCCCAACGATCATGTGGGTTTGATGATTCAACTCTTTTATTAGTTCTTATTAATTCTTTTAATTTTTCTAAATAATTAATAAGATCAGAATACTCGTAAGTATTTAATTCAATTGTTCTCATTTCTTTTTTCTCCCTCTTTTTTTCCTCTTTTTTTTCTTTAACTGACTTATTTCATTTTTCATATGCTTTTGTTGAGAATACATTATTCTTAAATCATTATCATGTGTTTCGTGTTTTTCTCGATATTCATCGTATTCTTTTTTTAAATCATAATATTTACTTTTCCAATAGAGTCCAATATGTTCAATAAAATACTGTATCTTATTCATATTTATCGAATAATTGTAGTTTGAAGTATTCTTTTTCTGTGAAATAAGGAATACCTTTATATAATGATGGAGTGTTCTTAAAACATTTAATTAAAATATTACTTGGTTTAATTTGTTCAATAATTAGTACGTCATGTTGTACACAAAACTCTAATTGGATTTTTCCATATGCTTTTTCAAATAGCTTTGGAGTTGGGAGATTAATTGAATATGATCCATCAAGTTTTCCTTTTTTGGATATTCTTGGGATGATTTCAAATCTTAAATAATCATATGTCTGTGGAAAATATTGTCTTAATGCTATAGATGTCTTGTTATAAAGAATTTCATCTTTAACAATAATATTTTCTTCTTTTAGTTCATTATCTAACATATATCTTCCTTATTGTTTAGAACTGCTTCAAAATGTGAGAATAGAAGTAATATGTTGTTATATTGAACTACTGTTATATCTTGTAAGTATTTAACATTACAGATACTTAATATCGTATTATGTGATACTCTAGCTTTTTCTAATGTATTTAATAATTTGTTCATTTGTTCATAATCTATTTTTTCCAAAATATACACCTCACTTTTATTATTCGAATCTCTGATTTAATTTGTTGTATTGATAATGTGTCATTCCTAAAGATCCATTTCGATTTTTTCCTATTAAGAAAGTAATAGGCACTTCATCTTTTGACATATTTTTTTCTTGATTCTCATCATGCATAAGAATTACTGTTGTTGCTGATTGCTCTAACTCACCTGTGTCTTTTAATTCTGATATCTTAGGTAATTGTTTATTATCAGCACTTCTGTTTAACTGACTGACTAAAATAATAGTACAATCACAATCTAAAGATATTTGTCTTAATTCTTTAACTATTTCTGTTAGATTCTCATATAGTGAAGAATCTTTTTTAGATTTTATAAGGCCTACATGATCAATAAAAACTATCGTATGACCTTGCTTAGATTCTTTTGTTATCTTTTTTCTGATTGTTGCTACTGTTTGACCTTGCGAATATATTTTTATTTTTTTAGATGCTATAGACTCACAAGCTTTCTTAATAGCATCTTTTTGATAATCAGTCGCTGGATTATCTAAATACTTCATATCTATTTTTGAATTAATTGATACTAATCTTTGATATAGCTGTTTTTCAGCTATTTCCATATTGAAATATAAACAGTTATATCTATCAGATAAATCTTCTAAAAGATTTAAACAAAATCCACTTTTTCCTAAACCTGTCCTAGCTGCAATAATTACTAGATCATGTTCCTGGATATTTGCTGTTTCGGATAACTTATTAAACCTAAAATTAATATTTCTATTCTTGGAATTAATTAACTGAAATATTTCATTACTATTTAGTCTGTTATCTTCAAGTTTTATTGATTGTGATTCTAAATTATGTATTTCTTGTAATAACGTTTCCTTATTAATTTGTTGTGATTTAAATTTGTTAATGGATTTCATCATCTCATTATCAATGTACTTGTCAAATAATAATTCCTGATAATAATCGTAATGATTTTCCTGTAATAATACTTGATCCATTATTTCACTAATCTTTTGTATGATAATGTTTGCTGGATTTTTTGTGTTAAATTCACTAAGATAGTTGGTTGTTATTCCGACCAAATCAATACTTTGAATATCATCATATTGTTTTTTTATTAATTTAAATATGAACTTGTTTTGTTCATTTAGAAAATGATTATCAGATATTACTGTTCTTTTAAAAAGATTTGGTTTTAGTAATAAATGACCTAAAATAGTTTCTTCTACATCATTCATTTATAGTTCTTTATAATAGTTATCAGATAAATCTTTTTCTTTTTTTCTAGGTTTAGCTTTATTACTAAATTCTTTTATATATCTTTCAGCATCTTCTAAAGTTTCTACTTTGTTTTGCTTCCAGTTAAATAGAACTCTGTCTATGTATTTAATTGTTTTAGCATTATTTAAAATAGATTCTCTAATAGCTAATTCTATAATTTTAGTATCATAATCCCATTTATTAATAACTTCTATTTCTATAGGACTAAGTACTCTTCCTAAGTTTTTTTCTACTAATTCAAAAATATTACTTTCTTTATTTATTTCTTTATATTCTTCTTCTTTATTATCTTTGACTTTTTTGCATATACCCTCTATGCAAATTTGCATATACCTCTTTTCAATTTCTTTTGTATTTTCTTTATAGACAATCGTTGTTTTTATGTAACCATAATCACTTAGATTTTTTATCAATCTGGAAATTGTAGATATATCTACATCATAGAGTTCAGCAAAGTATTTATTACTAGCACTACATTCACCATGTTTATTGGTTAATGCTGCTATTTCACCATATAGCAATTTTGCTTTATCTTTAAGTCTTGTATCGTATCTGACAGTTGCTGGGATAACTGCATAATAATTAGGTTTGTTTTCCATTGCTACCTCCTATTCAATTGACAAATATGATCTTGTATGTTAAAATATAGACGTCATTTTGACAAAGGGAACTTTTCGTGGTAGTTGAGTTCTCTCTTTTTTTTTGGATATTTTACATATCATATTTAGTCTCCTATTTAGTATTTTTAAATATCCAACCTCACCCTAAATTATTTTTCATAATTAAATAAATAATCACAGCATAAATCTAAAATTCCAACACAAACTATAAATGATATAAAACCATACCAAGTCCATGAATAAGTAATTTTTGAAATCCAACTATATACAGATACATAATAAATATCATGTAATATTACTAATGCTGCAATTGAAGCAATAATTAATACTGCTAAATTTTTAAATTTAATTTTTATTCTTTTTTTCATAAATGTCTCCTTAATTTTATTAGTAGTCTTATTCTTCATTTTGATCATCACCCATTTTTTTTAAATGAATATTACTAATATCTTTAGATATTTGTCTTATCATTTTAGCCGCTTTTTCTTTACTGGGTGGATTTACAACTATAACCTTTAAAGATTTACTACTTTTCTTTTCTTTTTTCATAAATCCTCCAAATGTTATTCATAGTTAAAAATTGTATTTGCATCTACACCTAATGCTTTTAAAATACTAAGTGCTTCATCTGCTTCTAATTTTCTTTTTCCATTTAATATCATTGAAAAAGTATTTTCTGGAATATTACTTCTTTTTGCAATCTCATTTTGTTTAATTCCATTATCATCAAGATATTTTTTTATGCGTTCATATATTCTCATTTTTTCACCTCCATCTGACTTCAAGTATCTTGAAGTTAATTCCATTTTATCCATTGTATTTGAAGTTGTCAATGCTTTTTTGAATTTTTCTTCAATTTTCTTGAA